GAAGCAATAGTATTAGGGAATGGAATTTGTGGTGCATAAGAAGCAGAAATGGCATATGAAGCACTGGTTATAGTTCCAGCAATATTAGATGCGGTAATGTAAGATGCAGACGTAGCAAATGAGGATGATGTACTACCGGAGGCGTAAGAACAAGATATATTATATGAACCGCCTGGAGTTACTCCTCCACCACTCCCGCCACTTAATGCATAAGAAGCCGTTATGGCATATGAAGCTGATATACTACCAGATCCACCAGTTCCGATTCCATATTTTGCTGCCCAAACAGAAATTTGATCTGCCGTAAATATGCCACTTGAAGAATGATAGAAAATTAAATCGGAACCGGAGACATTGATTTGTTCATAATACTGATTAGCCGTATTCCGCTGGACAAATGCAGAATCAAGTTTGTTTGGCGTTGCAGTAAATGACATATTTCTTAAAAATAAATAGTTTAAGGTGATGAGATTTCTGCTATTATAGTCCAGTTCATAGCACTTCCGAGAGATTGAATATTGAATCTAATTAAGTCCCCCGAATTTATATAACCCAATGAACCTGTATTAACTACAATATAAGTGCTTGAAGTTAAATTAAGTGATCCAATTGTAATAGCATTGAACCCAATACTACCCACAGATTTTTCTACGTCAATCGAACTTGTGTCTGATGAGGCGGGAGTTTGAACTCTAAAAACCAATCGTCTAATAGTATATGTTAATGAGGTTGTGCCATCCAGTGGTGAGTAAGGCACCGGAACTTCGCCTGCATCCGGGCCTGAAATCAACGGAGTATATGCTGAACACAGTATAATAGAACGTCCGTTAACAACATTATCTGTCCATGATGATGTTGAGGCATATGAAGCACTTGTTGCTGAGGCTACGGTTCCAACCACATAACTTGCTGTATCAGCCATTGTAATATGTGTCGACGCCGAGACCCAAGACGCAGAAGCAATAGTATTAGGAAATGCTGTCTGTGGAGCATAGGAAGCACTAACCGCATTCAGTACATAACTTGCTGTATCTGCATTATTGATATGAACACTTGAAGTTTCTGAATATAGTGAATATGATGAACTTATACTACTGGAAGCAAATAAAGATGCGCTAACAAAAAAAGAATTTGCAAAAGATGATAATGGAAGCAATGACAAATCATTTGCTGCATTTATTACTACAACGCTATTAGGTTGTACAATTAATGCCCACTCCTCAAACGTCATTGTAGAAGATTTTCTTTCGGTAAATATATCTTTCGCTTTTTGATAGGTTTGACTCATACACTATTGAAATTGTGATATGGCAACTCGATTCCAAGATCCACTGGAATATAAATAAAAATACTTATTGTCAAATGATACTGTTCCTTCTCGACATGCAGGTACTTGCGTGAATTGCGCTATAGCCACTCTTTTCCATTGCCCCGATGTATAAATATAGAAATATTGAGAATCATAGGATACATATCCTTCTTCTCCTATTGCACTCAAAGTTGTTGGAGGAGGAACAACTCTCAAAAGTGGAACAATGTTATCCAACCCCACATTGATAGGATTTACGACCGGAGTTGCCGTGACACTTTTTAGAGTAGTCACAATTTGAGAAGTTATATCTGATGCATCGCTAATGCCCGAGACAATAGTTGTTGGAGATATTGGCAACGGAAGATCTGCCTGTAAGTTTGGATAGTTTGGATTATACCATTTTTTACGATTTTGATTTACCGATTCCATATCAAAACCAGTTGAGACTACTTCGGCTCCCATAATTATTTTCTTTGGAGTAAACATCTTGGTCGTAGTCATCTTGGTTTTTTCCAACTTCGTGATTGTATCCGGCAGAATATATCCATGCGCTCTTAAATCAAATTCGGTTTTGACTATTCTATCCTCAGTTGCTTGAAGTTCTGTGGTATGAGTATAGGTATCAACACTAGTACGAAAACGAAATCCCTTTTTACTACCCCAATAATCGTTTGTATTAAATCGGATAGCCGACACCAGATCATTCATTTGTTGGACAAGTTCAGTCCATATAATGAAGTGATAAATCAGTACCATATGACTTGGCACTATAATATTATAGATTTCGTTGACCGGCACGTTCTGCCCTATAAGAACAGAAAATTTGGTATATTGGTTCTTTGGAGAATACAACTTTCTTACTGGCGTGACCAAATAGCGATTAAAAAATTGAAGAGTGGCGTCTCCTTCGGAACTGGTTCTTCGGAGAATAATTGCTGGCAGAATCATTTTTCCCTGTTGATCACGAAGATACCCATCTCTTTGTGCCGAAGTCCATTTTTCGGGGGAACCATAAAAAATGGGAACTTTTACTTTCTTACCGACATCGGTTACTTGAAGCTGTAATTGTTCCATTTGCAATAAAATAGCCTCATCAATGTCATAAAGAGTGATGGTGATATCTTTTTGAGTGTCCGTATCCCTCCTAACAACATTTGCTCTATTATCTCCAATATCTTTTTCCGACCTATTTATAGATTCTTGTACACTATTGGGCGAGGGGTTTGAAATATTTCCTTTCCAACTCATATTATTATAGGTATTTTGGTAGATGTGATAACATCATACAGGTTCTTTTCGACTTCATCATACCGAAGAAACAAAATAGGATTCAAATTATCTATTATAGTTTTCTGTCTAACTTCATCTTTTATTTTTACAGCTGGAAGATTATGACGCCGTTCATCATATTCAAATACAATATTTTTATTTTTATCATATCCATCAACGAAATATCCACTGACTATTTCTTCGCCCCCATTCAATGCGTGTCGCAACTCTATCCCCATCAATCTATTCAAATTATCAATAAACTTACATGCATTAGGATTGAAATTTTTTGTCAAAGTTCCATATTTTTGTATTTTGATGGCCATACATATTCTATGTTTCTGCTTAGTTTCTTCCGAACATACTCTTCCTTTTCCTGATATACCAATTTTTCGTTTTGTTTCTTCGGAATGACGTTTTCCCAACATTATTTTCGGACTGTTTTCAGATATTTTCCGCTTGGTTTCTTCTGTATGTGGAAATCTTTTTCCATATCTCCCGTTATTAATACCACATTGTTTACCTTTATGTGCTTCTGACAACTTCATTCGATGTTCATCTGAAAATTTCTTTCCTAATCCAATTCCTAAACGACCACAAGATTTACATGGAAGATTTCTACTAATTGCCGCATCAAGTCCTTTCTGTGATACATAACTCTGTATCTGTTTACATTTAGGACAATTTTTTGACCACGTATTCATATTAGCTTTGCCTTTCTACCACATCCACCTTGCTGAGGCGAGTGTAATGAGTATTGGTTATAATACTAAATGTTTTTTCAGGAATACCTCCCAAGAGTTGTTCCCGAACAATTTCATCAATTTCATGATAACGAGCGTTGAATAATACCAAATCTCCAGTTTGTGGATAAAAATCGACTTTTTGCAAATCTTTTTCCATAAACTTGAATGCCACGTTTTGCTTACGGTCTGGCCCAAAATCGTCAGCATCAGTTGTAATATCAGCACGATCAACGAGACAAACAATCTCAATACCTGGATAATATTGTTTGCCTACCGATGGTTTGCTTTCGCCATAAATGTTAGTCTGTGTGGCATCGGCACAAGCCTTATATAGTGTCACTTCTGTCTGAATAACATCATCTAATAGTTCGTCATTTACACCATTGATGAATGATATATCACGCTCTGAAAAAAATCTTCCTGGCAAACTCATATTGCATATTTTATTGGTATAGTAATCTCTATACAGGTTTGTTCTTTGTAAGGATAAATTCTAATAGTTCCTTTTCTATTATCAGCAACTTGTAAAAATCTTTCCAAAGCACTGTGTCCTATAAGAGAGGAGTACAATTTAACAACTATATTATTTCCTTCTTCTTCAACTCCCCAGTGATGGATATGCTTTCTATCCGTATTGTGAAGCATTTTGATGATATATGACACATCCGACTTGGATCGTTCCTCGACAACACAGGTCTTGATTATTTCCACTAACTCTTGTTTATCCACAATCTTTATCCAAAATAAATGGCATATGGCATGGGAACACGCTTTAACTGTTCCTGCAATTGTTCTGCCATTTGAGACTGCTTTTCCATTTGAGCGAACTTACCAGCAGCCTCAAGCATTTGTTTGAGGTTATCAAGCAATAGTTCTTTTGTCTGTTGAGCCTCAGAACGAAGTTCGGCTCCATCAAGAGTTACTTCTCCTCCTGGAATAGGCAACGTCTGGTACTTCTGACGCACTGCTCCAAGGATCTCTTTGCATGTTGCGAGAAAATAATCACGAATCCATTGCCTTCCTGGGTCATTTATATCCGAATAAGTGTGGTTCTTATAAGGCACATTGGCAAAATCAGAAGCAACTTTATCTCCTATTGGTGTCAGAGATCCATTTGCAAACACCTCATTGTCATTTGTATATTCAATCCAAACTTTGTATCCATACATCGGAATAGGAAATATACGAAGTTTGTTATTTTTCAATTCAAAAGAATATGCTGATTTACGAACCATATCATTGAACTGAATAGCTTGACCACGGAGCAAATCTTCGAAAATTGGCGTCATAAGGAACTGAACCGCTGGTGAATAAGCCCCAAATCCAAGTTCTTGTAAAACATTGGAATAGCTCATTCCAGTCATAGAAAATGGGTCATAAATACGAGCAAATGCTGGAGGCCCATAATGGAAAATCCGGCGAACAGTTATTTTATCACATTCTTCATATACATCTCCAAGCAACTTTTGAAGATCATAATCTTGGACTTGAGGTTTCATTTGTATAAAATGTTTTTTCCAATCTGCCTTTCCTCCAGTACCAGCCTCAGTTCCATAATCTTTAGCAAGAACCGTCATATATGGAAGTCCAGTTCCAGTAATAGCTCTATTTTGAAGATCACCCAAAACATTGATACTTTGTCCTTGTAAAGTGAACATGTTGTTGATCATATTATATTCGTTGACCTTGGCGTTATAGACATTAGTAGATTCTTCATATGCCGTGTAGAACTGAACATCTATCATTTCAATTGCAACAGACGGATATCCGAGACGGCGAGCCGCCCAAACCATTGCATTATAACAGTCTTTCTGGAATGTTGGATCACTGTCGTAGAATCCAAAAGCGGTATTACCGGGAACCATTGAACCACTTCCGGGGAATCGTATTAGATCTTGATTTGACACTGCCATCGTCTTATTCTCCTATAACATTCTTACATTGTTTAGAACCGAACACTTTTGAGTATACAATCGATCTCTACCACATTCCGGGCAAGGCAGAGAATATTTGTTGTCTTTTTTACTACCATATTATCATCTATAAATATAGAAAGGAATGGAAAGGATGAGTCAAATCCGCTATATTTATTTATGTCCAATGATCTGCTCATGCAGATCAATGACATATTATGCCAATACCTCGTTCGTACAAAACCTTTTTTAGAGAAGAAGATGAAGTACCTAATGTATTTTGGGGAAATGAAGGCGCAGGAGCACTCTTTATTTCAAAAGATACCGGGAGATTACTTCTTTTTCTTCGTTCATCTAATGTTAATGAACCAGGTACATGGAATCTCACTGGTGGAAGAATAGATTATGGAGAATCCCCTAAAGATGCAGTTACCCGAGAAGTAGAGGAAGAAACTGGATATGATGGGAATTATAAAATGTCTTTTCTCTATATTTTTCGTCATAGAAATTTCAAATATCATAACTATCTGGTTCTTGTTCCATTTGAATTCACTCCACAACTAAACTGGGAACATGATGACAGCAAATGGGTTGAATATGGGGATTGGCCATCTCCGCTTCATTTTGGACTCAACAATCTAATTAATCAAGCCGGGCCCAAAATCAAACGTGTTGTTGATTTGATAAAGAGAAAAAAGGAAAAAAAACCTATACCAGAAACTATAGATCTGCCGCCGCCAGCAATCATTCGATCCATAGATCATCCCTCAATAGCTAATGTAGCAGATATTAAAACATTTGAAAATGCATATGTGATCGCAGCTACTCTTTGGGGAGAAGCTCGTGGAGAAGGAGAAGTAGGAATGCACGCTGTTATGAATGTTATAATGAATCGTGCTCACGGCAATTTTAAAAAGGCAAAAGATGTTGTTCTAAAACCATATCAATTTTCTATCTGGAATAATGTAAAAGATCCCAAAGCCGCAGCTATTAACCTTGCAGATATTCAACGCACAGGAACAGCCAAAGAACATCCTGCATACATAAAAGCCCTTGAGCTTGTTGATCTAGCAATGAGAGACCAGTTGCCAGATATTACAAATGGAGCTATTGCTTATTTCAATCCAAAAAAGGCAAACCCCAAGTGGGCAAAAGTTCTTGTCAAAACCAAATCTATTGGAAATCATGATTTTTATAGATCACCAAAGAAGTATGACGAAGGAAAGAAAATTCTAAAAGAAGATATTGAATTTTCCAGACAAGGACTTGTAGACGATGGATTATTTGGATATGAAATAAAATCTCCTTTCTCACGTCTTGTATATTCCTATGAACCAGGTACTGGAATATTTTATCTTGATAATGTTGATACCCCACACAAAGAAGATCAAGACAAAGGACATGCTACAGAACTTTTGAATATTTTCTTTCATCTAATAAAACTAAGAAAAGGAGCTTTAGATCCAGGGCCATACACAGAGGCTGGAATGCTCTATGTCAAACCTGTTGTTGAACGTTTGGCAAAAAAATATGGTATAAGATTGGTCAGAGGACGCCGAGACAAGTATGGGTATGATTAAACTCAAAGATATTCTGATAGAAGATTTATACGAGTATTTCTATCACGCCACTACTCCTGACGCATTGCCGGGAATAGTAAAACATGGTCTTTTACCATCTAAAGATCCACATTAGGGAGGAGAATTAGGAACTTTAAATTTAGGAAAAATATTCATTTCGGATGAATTTAGAGCGGCGAATTTCTATGGTAATATTTTGTGGAGAGATGAGCCAAATAGATATAAACCAATATTAAGGTTCAAATATAATAAATACAGAGTCATATCAGATAAAGAATCAAAACACGATTTTTATGCAGAATATCCTTTGAAAGCTAAATTTGAGATATTCGTGTATGATGAAAATACAAGCGTAGAAACAGATCCTAATGGAGATACTTGGTTTAACGAACGTACTGGCGAATGGAGACCTTTGACACAAAATATCGCTATAGCAATTTCTACTGGCGAATGGGATGGAGAAGAAATAGAATGGAATGAAAAGTAAATAAATATGATTAAGTTAAAAGCACTGATAGAGGGAATGAGTCCCGAAAAAGCCGAAGATATTTTCGACAAATTCGGCGTCAAAGATACTTTATCTATGCCAATTAAAGATGTTGCCAAAGCATATAGAGAACTCGTCAAAATACATCACCCAGATAAAGGCGGAAGTACTCTCGATATGCAACACATCAATGCAGCATGGGATGTGTTGCAGACTTATGGCGGAGGACTAGGCTATACAGAACCAAGCATAAGAGAACCAAGAACATGGACGACACCAGAAGCAGAATATAGGGCTTGGCGTGGATATCGTGAACCCGAACCGTGGGCCTGGGCAGGGTACTCTAAAGGGAGTGGAGTGCCCCCAAGCGATCATATTTCTGGTACAAAAGATATAAATTATTTCAAAAAAAAGGCGTGGGAAATCTCTGGAAAACCCATTCCGGATAAGGAAAACGAATATACTTTTTGGAACTGGGATGGAAGTTATTTCCAAGGAGTGTTTAGTGTATTCACTAAACCACACGCTTTACACAAAATAGCACTTATGATGATTGAGTGGGACAGCAGTTATAAATCTAAAGCAGTATTTTTCACCAGACCAGGAAGTATTAAACTACGCAAGATATATTTGATTGATATAAATGGGCAGGAAATAAAACCTCCAAAAGAATTTGAACACGAAAGCTTCAATCAAAATCCGGGGAATGACCAACAATTTGTCAATTACCTGAGGAGATCTTTATGATCAAACTAAAATCATTACTCTCCGAAAAAATTCTGCGAAGATGTAGATCGACAGAGCTTATGGAAGCAAAAGCAACACCAAGAATGCTTGAGTCATTTCTCCGTGAAATGATCAAGGGAAGTGAATGGGAAGGCAAAGTCTTTCTTGTTGGTGGATTTGTGCGTGATGAACTTTTGGGCAAAGAACCGAAAGATGCCGATATTGTAGTTGGCAAACCTCAGGGCGGGATCGAGTTTACTACTTGGCTCGGTAAAAAACTCAATATTTACAAAGAGGGAAGCAATCCGGTCATTTATCCAACGTTTGGAACTGCAAATCTTCGTCTGGACGGAGTTATATGGAATGGTATCGATTTTGCAGAAGAATCCGTGGATGCCGTAATGTTTCGCAAAGAACAATATCATGATCCAAGTACCCGAAAACCTACAGTTCAATATACTCCCGACATAAGAATTGATGCTAGTCGCAGAGACTTGACATTCAACGCCCTTTACAAAAATATATCATCCGGACAAATTATTGATCCAACAGGTAAAGGCATTGCCGATTTAAAAAACAGAATCGTTCGTACTTCAATCGACCCCACTATCATTTATACGGATGATGCTCTTCGCATGTTCAGAGCCGTGAGATTTGCTATTCAACTTGGATTTGAATTGGCACCAGAAATTATTGATGGTATAAAGAAAAACCTTCACCGTCTCGGAAATACATCAAAAGAACGCATTCGTGATGAGTTAAACAAAATCCTTGTATCTAAAAATCCTGCCCGTGGTATTCGTCTATTGCGTGATACAGGATTGCTCCCTTATGTAGCAAAAGAACTCCAACAAGCAATTGGTATGACTCAAAATATTCATCATACTCAAGATGTATTTGACCATACTCTTACCGTTCTTATGGGAACACAGCCAGAAATCGTCCGTAGATTGATGGCATTATTTCACGATATTGGAAAGATCGTCACTCGTTCTGAAACTCCAACGGGAATACATTTTTATGGGCATGAGGATGTTGGCCCCGAAATCGCAGAAAGAATTATGCGTAATCTAAAGTACCCCAATGAACTAATTGCTGCGGTAAAAACGGGTGTCAGAAATCATATGCGCTTAAAGCCAGGTGGTGATGAGGCTAAACTTTCTGACAAGACACTTCGTAAGTTTAAGATTGAACTTGGAGATCAATTGGAACATGTACTTGATCTTATTCATGCTGATAATATTTCTCACGCCGATGCTTCGGCAATGCCAAATCAAATTGCCAACGTCCGTGCTCGTTTGAAGGCACTGGATATTCAAGTGAAAAAACCAACTCTACCTATTAATGGACATGACCTTATAGCAATGGGAATTCCAGAAGGCCCGATAATTGGAAAGATTCTCGGTGCTATTACAGATGCCTGGTACGATAATCCTAATATCACTCGGGAAGAGGCTATTACTATCGCAAAGGGCATGATAAGTGAACAAAAAGTATTAGGTGAAATAAAAAGTCCTTATAGATCCGCTAAAGAAACAGATAAGCGGCGAGGATATATTGGTGTAGTACATGATGAAATTGTACATGCTTATGATGAAATGGTTCCAGATGTTCTTGAGGTTGATCATTCAGAATTTCCTTTTAGTCGTTTGCCATTAACCGATAGATTTCGTTATTTTGCTATAGATCCTAAAAATACTATTATATGGAATGATTTTTTACCATCTAACGATGTTAAGATTAAGGTAGATGACTGGTTAGCTGAAAAGGGAATACAAAATGTTAGACATGCGGCACAAAATTTATACGATTACTTAAAAACGGGAAGATGGATATGATACGACTAAAAACATTATTGAGAGAACAATTCAGCATCGATCCGGATAGATTTCGGGAACCTCTTCGTGCGTACATAAAAAGAACATTAAGAGATTATGATTCGAAACAACTGCTTATGTTTGGTCTCACAATGGATGAATTGATTGACACATTTCTTGATAAGATTTTATCTATTAGAATTTATTATGTATATACCGATGACCCCGACTTGAAACCTTATGGCCATTATCATCTTGGAAATAGTGAGAAAGAAAGTATTACTGTAGGTCAATTAAATAAGTTCAAATTGCACGCTGGATACCACAATGAATCCACAATAAGATATCGTCAATATGTTGATAGTGTAATTTTTCATGAACTCATTCATGCAGTTAATTTCCACAAAAAATTGTTTGATAAAGTGAATTATGATGCTTTAATGATGGGTGAGAAATATTATACTGATCCAGAAGAAATGCGGGCTTATAAAGCACAGATGGTGGATTTTCTAATGAATTATATGGGATTCAATCGAAAACAAGCGGAAAATATGATGAACAAATATACATCTGATCCATCTGATGAAAGAAAAAAATGGGTTGCAAAGTATCCTGACATAAGAGAAGATTTACAATCGGAAGATGATGACTATTACTATCACGTGACGTTAGCACCTTATGCAGAAGCTATAGAAAACTATGGATTGAAAAGTGATGTAAATCGTACAGTATCAAGTTATGGTTTGTATAGCTGTGGGAAAATATTTTTGTGCGACATAGGAACACTGGATTATTGGATATACAAAATTGCAGAACACTCATTTCACCAGTTTGATGATGAAGAATATCATAACATAGTTGTGTTTAGGATTCCAAAATCTGAACTGACTGATGTAAAAATGGATGATATAGGAAGTCGTGATAGTGGAGGAAATTCGTATTATGTGACCGATGATATTCCTTTTTATGATTTAGAGTTTGTCAAAACCACAGAATCTCCATATTAAAATATGATTGACAAAATAAAAGAAAAAATAAAACCCGATGATAAAATTATCATGGCGAAGAAAGATATTTTACCGTTAAAATTTCCAGTGAAACAAATGGAAGATCCAAGTATTAAACCGAGAGGATTGTGGTATGCTATAGGACTAGAATGGATTAAGTGGGTAGAAGGGAACATGCCTGAATGGATGGGCAATGTATTCTATAAAATAGAAATTAATTTTAGCAAGGTTTTACATGTAAAAAATCAAGATGAACTTATAACATTTTCAGAAAAATATAGAACAAAAGATATACCATTTAATTTTAGTGCATGGATAAATTGGAAACGTGTGGCCGAGGATTATTCTGGTATAGAAATTTCTCCATGTCAACCGAGACGAATATATGCGTGGTATGATACTTGGAGTATTGCTTCTGGATGCATATGGGAAAAAGATGGAATAATATCTGTTCATAGAATAACAGTATGATAAAACTCAAATCATTACTAACCGAAAAAACTTTGTATCATGGCACCACGGTTGCCAATCTAAAAAGTATTGAAAGATCTGGATTAGTTCCGAGTGTTGGAAAATTTGTTGCTGTTTCTTACGATGATGCAGTAGAAGCCGGTCTGGCAAAAGAATTGATATTTGCCACGGACAAACAACAACTGGATAAAGCTGTATCGGCGGCAACTGCTCAAATTGCAGATCAAATGGGAAAATATTTTCATGATGTCACCGATGACGAGTTTTATCGTAGAGCCGCCATTATCAAGATTTATGATGGAGAGTCTCTTTTTCAACAACGGCCCGAAGGAGATGAAAGAGATGAACATCCATATACAGTCGAACCCGGGGATTATTATTCTGAGGATTATATTATTCCAGATGAAATCTTAACGGGTCAGAGAATGATTAGATTGTTAAAACGATATGGCGTATGGCCAAGAGCATATATGTTTAGCAGAGGAGAAAATCCATTGAGGGGAGAATTAATGAGACTGGCTCTTAAGTACCACAAAAACATCCCGAAGGAAAAAATTAAGCAGGCAATTATGAATCTTCCGGCAGGACAACTACTTGATAAAATAAAAGTATATAGAAAAGCGACTGGACAAAGAGAAACATGGCAATAAAACTAAAATCACTCATCAAAAAAGTTGGATGGGGAAGTCCAGATCCTTCCTTAAAAACTTATCTTTTAGAGAATAAAGTTGTTTCTCTATCTGAATGGTTGTACCACGGATCTCCTTATGAAGGTCTCAAAGATATGCTTATTAATGGCATTCGTGGAACCGAACATGGAGAAGTGGCTGAGCATGATGCTTTTAGCACTTCTCTAAACTCTGAAATGTTGGCAATGTTTTCCGAAGGTAGTGGAGAAACGGGATTTCAGTTTGCTGTGAAAAATGCCAAGGTCATAGTACTAGACGATATTATGACTTATTTGGTTACTCAACTACCAGGTTCGGGGATGAGTGCCGAAGTGGATGATGAAAACATATTTGCCGAATTTTGTAAAAGATTTAAGATTCCAACTGGAGGACGAACTACTATCAGTTATAAGAAAACTCCATATCTCCCATATGGATATTTAAGTTCTTTGGGAGTTGACGCTTTCATGTATGATTATGTATGGTTAAGAATAAAAAGAGGATTATCACCAGACATAAGAGATGAAAGCGAAGTTTGTTTCATAGAAAGGGGTATTTCAAAGCTAAACAGATGGATTTCTGGTATTTATATAGATGGGCATGAATATAAGCCAGAAGAGAAAAATTTGGCATTGCGTGATTTGGAAGAGCGGGTATGATAAAACTCAAGTCATTATTGAAAGAGAGTGTAGAAATCACCATTGATGATATTGAGAATGTTTTGACTCGAAGATATTTGAATTGGGAAGAAAAAACTTTACTTAACACCATTTCCAGTTTCTATTATAGCGAGAAAGAGGAAGAGCGAAAATGGGCAATTGAGTACATCAATCTTTTAAATGCTACATCTAAATATGTGGAAAATCTCATTAAAAAGCTCAATGTTCCTTATGTTGAACCAATAGGTATAAAGCAATATTTATTGAGTCAAACTGAGTTTAAAACTAAAATGGAAGAATTTTTCCCGTTTCCTCTATATGTGTCATCATCACCAGAGGATGAAGCCACAGTAGGAATATTGATTGATATGGAAGGAAAGGTTCTTGAAATCCACGAAGGAAATGATGAAGCCACACCCGAAACTATAAATATGGTAAACCGAATGGTAAATCCGAAAGGCAAACCAGTTCGTGTTTATGCCAGTCATGATACTAACTTAGTCCATAGAATAAAAGAAACAGGATTTCTTCCAAAGGATTTATTTGTCAGTCCAAATAAAGGACACGCATTATCCCATATGGATTTAGAAGGAAAGCGGTCGACATTTACTGGTATTATTGACATCAATTCTGTAAATCAGACAAGTGATTTGGATTGGAGAACTTTAGAAGCTACGAAAATAGAACGATTTAGATGGCTATGATAAAACTAAAAGAAATAGTCAATGATAATGCTGCCCTTCAAAATATGAAGCGTCTCGGGGCACAAGGAAAGAAGGCAGCAGCAGATCTTCTCGGTAAGAGAGGATTGAAAGATCCTGACTATTTCACTCTGAAATTTAAAAGGGTAAGTAACCCCAACTGGATTGCTCAATACAGAAGTTATTCTATAATGTCAGGCAGGCCAATCTTTTGGATGAATATAAATCTTCCAGAAGTTGTAAAAGACTATGACCCCGACGCTAATATTGTATGGATATTGACAGATAATATTCTACATGAATGGTGGCACGCTATAATGGACGCCTTTCGCATAACGCAGCTTAAAGGGAAAGTAAAAGTTGATTTGTTTGTATCTTCATCATCAGATCAAAAAGAGGAAAATCAAGCCGAAGAGTTTATCCAGTGGGTTGTAGATAAAAATAGAGTAAATTCTAATGCCGACAAATATTTTTCTTCGGTAATAAAAGAATTCAATAAACTTTGGTCATCAAATGATTAATCTCAAACATCTAATTTTAGAATCAGTAACCAATACCTCTGAATTCAAAAGATGGTTCGGTAAGAGTAAAGTTGTTGACAAAAATGGCAAACCTCTTATCGTTTATCACGGAACACAAAAGGGTGGATTTTCAGTTTTTAATACCCCCACCCATTTTGGGAACAAATCTCAAGTAAACACTTTATTAACGCATTTAGATTTCGCTAGACAACATAGTACCCCGTTTATTAATCCTAAACTAGGAAATTCAGATTCGGTTTACCCGGTTTATCTTAAAATCGAAAATCCTCTCCACATTCCTGATAAAGGAGGCGATCCTCTAAAATGGAACGAAACTGTTCAAGCTGCTAAAGATGCCGGATATGACGGATTGATTTACACAAATAAGTATGAAGGTGAAGGATTATCATATGTCGTATTTGACCCAACTCAAATCAAATCTGCGATAGGAAATCGAGGAACATTCAATCCCAATAGCCCTGATATAACTAAAGAAGCTACCACTACTGAAGCAATTTCTCCAGAAAAAAGCGAATATGAAAAGGCTGCCCAAAGTAGCGAGTATAAAGTTATTTCTGTCTATATGGATAAAAAAGGTGTTATTTACATAGATAACCGTATGTCAAATAAACCTCCTATAGCTTATGAGGATATTAAAGCACATCTTGATTTGAATTATAATAATAACGAAGTAAGAATATTCAAGGACGCATTGCACGGAAATAAGATAGACTCTGGAACACAACAATTGATAAGTGCTTTGCTTAAAAAAGGAGTTATAGATTCTTCGTGGAAAGTAACCTTTAGTGACTATGAAGGATGGCATCGTGGATATGGAGATTATATTTATAAAATGGGAGAGTATGAAAAATTGCCGCCGAATTTCTGGGCTAGAAATAGGAGAGTAAATTTGGGAGAAAACCTGATACTGTACCACGGAACATCTGATTTAGAATTGCCAACAATACTGAAATATGGACTGAGACCGCTGGGAACCAAACACACCGTTGGAGGGGCAGAAACAAGAATGAGAGTTGAAGATAATAAAAACATTTTATATCTAACTGGAACTTTCGTTGATGCATTTAGATTTGCTCAATCCAAAGCACGCTCTAATATGTTGCGGGTTGATAAAAAACAGTATGATTATGTTCAATATTATGGTTGGAAAGACTGGTTTATAAAACCAGTCGTATTACTGGTGAGATTACCCGATTTTACAAGATTGAGAAGTGATGATGACAGAATTATCGGGTTAATCAAAACCAAAACAGATCAATTATGGAAGGCATTAGATGAACCTCAGAAAAAGATTGAACAGGAAAAATCGGTAAAGTGGTTTAGTGAGCGAGGCGTAAATTATGAACCAGAAAGAATAGAGAGTTATTTGTGGGCTATTTCTGATAATGGGTTTGAAACGGTGTTAAAACACATTGATAAATCGGAATGGAAAAACTGGAAAGCATCTTTGAAATCTCATAACCAAGTTGGATATGAAGGAATTATTCCGCCAAATTATCTCACGGTTGTAGATCTAAATAAAGTTGTGCCTGTAAAGAGGTCATCATGATAAAACTAAAATCATTGTTGGAAACTAGAATAATAGATCCACAAACTTCCCTGTCGGTTGGAGATATTACTTTGTACCACGGAACAAATTGGGAAGTAGCAAAGAGAGCCAAAAAAGGAGAAATGGGGCCAATAGATAGAAAGAAAATGGTAATCAATATTTTGATGACTCGTTTTGGAGAGAGTAAAGAAAATGCCGAAAAAATGTATGAAAAATATGCTACAAGAAAAGATGAACCAAATGTTCTATTTTTGACCACCGATAAAGACCAAGCAATTGGTTATGCAAAATATACTGCACAATTTGGAGGAGAAATAGTGTCGGATGTTTTAACTAGATATATCAGAGATAGAAAAATTCCAGAAGAGCAATTCAACAGATTATTTCCGTCGTATGAACCAGCAATAGTAACTGTCACAGTTCCACTAGAGATGGTTCTTACTCATCCATACTGGAGCACTTCTCTGAAAAAAAGATTGTTGGATATATATTGGTATTTGAAAAAAGACCTAGTTTACTCAAATATATGGTAGATAAGTTTAATATGGAAATGTTCGTCAACGAAAAAATTTCAGCTAAATATATTCAGAGGATTGACAAACTAACTCCAAGAACCGATATATGATAATACTGTTAAAAAATATTCTAAACGAAATAAAAGGAGAAGAATATAAAAAAGAACATTATACTTTATATCATGCCACAGATTCTGATTATTTTGAAGCTCCTGATGTTACCAAGGCTAAAAAAGGAAGTAGATATTTTAATCCTTTAGGATTGGGTCTTTATTGCTCCACAAATAAAGAATTTGTAAGAAAATTTGGCAAAAATATTTTTATATATTTATTGCCTAAAAATAGTAAAATTAAGTTCGTAACCAGAAGCAATTGGTTAAGAGAGTATGGGGGAATACTAACCAAAATTTTTAGAAAATTGCATATGTCTTATTGGAATGACACAACCATAGAACAAAAGGTAGAACTAAATAAACTTGGGAATAATGCTCCTATAACATCTTTGAATGAATTAGCAGATTATTTAGATGTAATATTACCGTTGGATACTGCTGGTGTAAATATATATGAGATTATAGAGGAAATAAATACTCAAAGAAACTCCAACTATGATGCAGTATGGTATAGAACCACTGATTATTATCAAAAAGCCGACGAAGTTATAGTACCATTCAATAGATTTAAGTCAGAAAATTTTATTAGAGAAATATGATAAAACTTAAAAAACTTCTAACAGAAGGACTTTTGACTCCCGAGAGTTTGGCAAATGCTTTTAAGAAAGCATATATATCCTATTTTGATATTGATGACGTTACACCTGTTAGAGTTTCTAACTTAAGACCGCCGAGCTTTTTACATCAATATTTCAAGATAAATATATTTATTTCTTATAGAGCGAAAAAATTCGTCATCAATCATCACTTTGAATATTACAAATTTCCAAAAGAAGAAATAAAAGGACTTGCTGCGGACGAATGGGATGAGATGCTCCGTATTAGCGATAAATTTCCGCCTCAAGAAGCAACTGATGAATTGGTAAGACAAAATAACAAATTAATTAGATTTTCTATTTCAATTTACGAAATTAGTAGCAAAGAGGATAATTATGAAACATGGGAAGTAAATAGCCTCAAAAAATTTTTACAGGGAGATTATGATGACGAATATGATGTGGGAGAAGCGACTGACCTCAGAAATATTTTGGGTGTAGTAGAAACAGCAAAGAAACTTATAGATAAATATATCAGTGGAGAAAGTAACGCCAGAGAAGAACCTATTGATAAATCTCCTACTCCTGTTGGAAAATAAAAATTGGTTGTCAAAGAAGTAAAGAAGATATGATAAAACTCAAAAAACTTCTAACTGAAATCGACCCAGATGATAATTCCGACCAGTGGGATTACTGGTATGATTACATATATGAAATCGAATATGGTATTGAGAAGGATGAACTCAATAAACTATACAGAAAATATAACTTGTCTGCGGAGAAATATTTTGACGGGAAAATCGTAAAACTGTGGGATAAGAAAAAAGTTGCATATTTAGAATATGACTTCAAATCTGAAACCGCCGATCTAATCAAAGATATTAATCAATGGATATATAATCTAAGTGATATGGATACAGTAGCATTGGGTATTGATGAAACAAAGGTTTATAATCCGTGGATAGAATCAAATCTCAAAGATGCAAGAGAAAATCCAGGAAAGGTTTATCATTACACCACCGAAGAAAAGTGGGAGGAAATTCAACAAGATGGGCAGATAATTGGAAGTAGTGGAACAGGATTGTCAAACCGATGGGAACATGGAATATTTACGAGCACCGATCCAGAAGAACACGCTTTAGGAACATATGGAGATATCTGTTTGGAAATCGATCTCGACAAGTTCAAAACAGAAAGTGGATTGAAAGAACTCGATTTACAATTTGAACCAGATGTGATGGAATATCTGATTAGGGAATATATCAGATCTGTATTAGAACTCGGGGAGAGTAGAGATGAAATAGACAGTAGCGGCGGAATGTCCCCATATACAATAATAGTCGGTCACACCATCCCTCTTAAGTACATTAGGCGTATTGATTAGTTAGTTTTCACAAAATAGTATGAACTTTTATCTTATAGAACCTTATAATCCTTACTGCAAAACTCCGAGGAAAAAACATCCTATGGAAATTGCAGAAGAAGAAGCATTGTACTATAAAATGATGCAGGAGTCGTTGAAGCAACAACAGACTCAAATGGATTCTATAAAACATCTTTTGTCTCAGCAAATTACACAGCAAATTTCGATTGATGAGGGTGTGGGAGCAATTACAGTAATACAAGCTCCTGGTGAAATTCTTTTTCAAGTGATAGAAATTTCACGAATAACAGAGAACAACGTAATAAGAATAACCGAAGATGGAATATGTAGAATACTAGAATAGAACAGAATATTTTGGTTATAAAAGGGATATATGTCGTTAAAAATTTCTCAGTTACCGTATTGTACTCTTTTGGGAAATTCAGATTTGATCGAAATTTCCCAATACATGGGAAATAACTCTTACACAAGCTCTAAGGCTACATTAGAGGAAATATCGGAATTTGTTAATGCTTATACCGGAACACAATACGGAGAAATTTCTGGATCTTTGTTTTCTGGAACTCCTCTAATCTACCAAGTAACTTTATCTTTTCCATATCAGAATTTGACATACATAATAACTATAACAGGGGAAGATTTGAGAATTTGGAGTATAGCCAACAAAACAACATCCAGTTTTGTCGTATCATCAAATAGTAACATTCCATTCACCGGATATGTTTATTGGAGAACAGATAAATTATAGATTTTGAGAATATCAAATAATATTTATATAATTGAGACCAACTAATAAGGAATAATATGGATCATATTTTATTTGTAAACTCTGCAAGCTTCGTTGATGTAAGTATTACATCATCTTTGCTTGTTGCTTTGGGGTCAAACATAGATTTTTCACAAGCTACCCAAGTAAGCGGAGCATTTGTAGGAACATTAGAGGGAAATGCGACAACTGCTACCACCGCTTCATATGCTCTAAATATTTCACCACAAGATACTGCATCTTTTGCTCTTACAGCGTCTATCGCATTTAACGCAATATCTTCTTCTTATGCAGATACATCTATATCTGCTTCATATGCTTCTCAGGCAGACAGTGCTTTAACTGCTATATCTGCATCTCACGCAGATATTTCAGATACAGCGATTTCAGCAAGTTTTGCATCAATCGCCACCACGGCTATAACAGCAATTACTGCATCCTATTTCAATCTTGCTCCAAGAATCAAATCTGGAAAAATTTCTGGTTCTTTATTTGGAGGCGTGCCGTTAACCGCCAGTGTAGCATTTGCTACTTCCTATCCTAATGAGAATTATGCTGTCAGTGTTATTGGAGGAGATGCAAGATCGTGGACACTTGAACAAGTCAGTTCATCTGGATTTATTGTATCGTCAAATTCGATAGTTACATTGACAGATTACGTATATTGGACATCAATGGAAATTGGCGAAAGCGTATAATAACACAAATTAGTTATGTCTTGGGAAAACATTCAGCAACTTGATAGTGCTTCAATACAGTCACTTACATCCAAAACACTTACTATAGGAAATGTCACTTCATCCATTTTTAATGGTATTGTTGTTGCTGGTATAATATCTTCTGGAGAACCGACTGCAAGTTATGATGGAGAAGTAAGAATCTATCAACAAGGAATAAATTTATATGTATCCTTGAAAAGCGATAGTATTATTGGAAAAGCCGGATTGTATCGCTCTCCTGGGGGGTTTTTTAATTACTATGATCTTAATACCGGAGATACAAATCTTGATACCGTCTTTGGCGGATCTTCTATCATACTTCGCATTGCAGGAAATAAGAAACTAAAAATTGATAACAATGGAAATACACAAGTTACCGGATCTCTTTTTGTCAGTAATGGAATTACAGCATCAATAAACGGAACGTCAAGTTATTCATTATCCTCACGAAATGGTGCCTCGGCATGGGCATTTATAAGCCAATCTGGAACAATACCTATTACAAGCTCATATGGATGTCGCATTTCAAGAATTTCAGTAGGAACATATGGAGTAATATTCACAACTCCCAGACAAAATTCTACATACGTTGTAAACTTTAATGGATTTAGTGGGAGTGCAAATCGTCCAACTGCAAGCATAGGATATGCAGTCAATCAAACTATCAATGGTTTCACCATGTCAATATCCCAAGTCGTAACGCCGCTAATAAAATCAGATTGTTCAAGCGGACATATTCTTGTTCATTCATTATAATCTTGGAGTAAAGTTTACAGGATCGAGACATGGAGTAGGTTTGCCTTGAACTTCTTTAGGATATCCTTTGTCATCGAATACTCTTTGGCTAGGATTTTTTCGGATATATTCTTGAAGTTTAGAATGTTGTAAAGCTTCCTCAAAAGATTGTCTCCAGGTTTTTTGAATAGGATTCCCCGCCTTGGTTAGTTGAATATCTCGGTGAATTTCATTAGCAAGTGATTTCCAGGTTGTAAATGCTTTCTTACGCCATTTTGCTTTATCTTCCCCATGATTATCGTGAAAATGAACTTCAAATTGTAGTTTACTATTATCTTCAAATATCGCCGTAATATGTTCGTCTCCTTCGTGAAGGCGGTATTCTTTATGTAAATAGTGATAATTCTCATTGAGAGTTTCTCGGACAACTTCACTAATCATTTTTTTCAAGGCTTCTTTATTCATTATACATCACCACAAATTGAGGGTTTTCTTTTACAAACTTTTCCATTCGCTCGTAAAGATGACTCTTTTGTTTTTGCAATCCTTCCTGCAATCCACTTCGGCTATCTGTATAAGAATCTTCTGGCTCAGGAGCATCCGTGGTTGTAGGAGTTTCAGGAGTCACTCTGGGAGCGGGTTCTACAGTTCTGGACAATGGGGGTTTATCCTCTGGCTCTGGAGCGTCAATATTCGTTTTTAGATATTCTCCAAGAGAGCACAGATGCTTACACAAACCTATACCATAATCACCTACCCCTCCCTCAGAACGGGGTCTAGGAGGTCGTCCAGTATTTTCATTGCCATATCTCCACTCTGGATGCCTTCCGATGCGCCCGGCACCCGCCTGGGCATTATTATAGGCATATCTATAACGATAGTCGGGGCAGTCGCAATCCACCATACAATCTAAATCTTCGGTAGATTCTTTCTCGGAAACATCTTCTTTGAAAAATTGAATATATCCATGCCAAGGATTTCCTGTAGTCGACGGATAAGATTTGTATCTAAAAGTCCATGCTTCATTCCCGTCCATAGTAGTTACTCTCATTGGGCGAGTACGTACATCACGTTTCCCACGCTCAATTCTTCCAGGTTCGCTTCCAGCAAGAAGTTGTTTGAATGAGTATCTTTCAGTCAATACTTCTCTCATTACTTTCTTAAAGGAAAGAGCTTCACTAATAGGTGCTTTTGGCGGGACACGTTTTACAGCTTTCACCCGCTCATAAATGAAGTGTTTTATTTCTTTGAAAATTTCGTCAATGCTTCTCTCGGAATTTACATGTCTATAATTCTTGGCTTTCTTCAAAACTTCATCATAAACTTTGTCCATATTGGTTTCGTATATAAGAGCACATTCTTCCATATTTTTGTGGTATCCAATGTCCATACCACTAGAATACCATCCAAACCCTTTATCATTCATTAATCGTTCCATTGCCAATCGTGGCGAAACTTTAAAATGGATTACTAAATCTGGTTCTACAAAACTCTCATAAATACTATCCAATAATTTCTTATTTACTCCTCGCAGTTGATCCCGTGCATAACTGGTATAGTAATAACGATCACAAAGTACAATCGCCCCCCGTTCGAGAGCGGGTTTAATTTCATTCTCATATCTCCATACCATATCGCTGGCATTAAGTAACGAATATAAAGTTGGGGTCAACCATTTTTGTTCTTTCCCTGTTTTGATAATTTCAGAGATTCGAGGAGAAGTTCCCCACTTGCTACTCACCACTTTCCATTCCCGATTTTCCAGCCACTTTTGTAGAGCTTTTCTCTGGGTGGTTTTTCCAGAACCGTCTATTCCCTCAAATACAATGAGATACCCATTAACAGTTCGTTTTCTTTTTCCTTCGGTCAATAATTGTTGTGGAATTGGCAGGTCTAACTCCTTCGCCATATCTATAGCTTCTTTTAGTTCTTTTTTGGCGTCGTAAATTTTTTCAGCCGCCACATCAATAGCTTCTCTTTTAGGATGGCTCAAATCATTCATTTCGGGAAGTTTATCGAGGGAAAACCACTTGGCTTTTTCGGCATCTTCATTTGGTTTAACAGCACTTTTCACTGGAACTTCGGTATAAAAAACATGGGATACTTTTAACTTGTGAGGTTTATCATGATAGATTGTTTTAAGAAAATGAAGTTCGGATGGAATAAGTTTAGTTTCTTCTTTTAGTTCTCTTCGGGCAGCTTCTTCCGGAGTTTCTTCATCATCGAGTTGGCCTCCAGGCATACTCCATTTTCCATCTTCATCTTGAACGAGAAGAACTTCCAAATGAGGATGGTAACGAAAAACAGCAACCCATGATCGTTCCTTTATTTCATCTTCTGGAATAATTGAATGTTCTAATAGTATGCTTTGTAATGAAATCATATTAAGATTCTGGCAAGTTTTTGGGCTTAATTGATGTATCAGGATTTTTATCCTCTTTCATCGCTCTCCATGTAGTATGATCAGCGCCCCACTCTTTAATATATTTTTTCATGTCTCTTGATTTGAGAACCTCAATGAAACAATCCTTCCATTCTTTATACCAGGGACTTCCATCTGGGAAATACTCTCTTGGTTTGGAATGAATTTTGCGAGTAATTGATAACCACTTTTTAGCAGCTTTTTCTCCCCATTCATTCGCCAATTTTTGTATTGGCTCGGGGCAATCAGAACTGGATGTTATTCCTTTCGGAAACTTAACAGTGAACCAAATCCTGCCTATTTCTTCCCCACTTGGATGAAGATACACAGCACAAGCAGTGGTGCCATTTTCCCAATCGTTTCCGCCCCGATAAATAGTCCAACCCTTGCCCTCGGCATAACTGTCGAAATTCTCGGGGCGACTAAATCCCTGTTTATTATCAGAGACGGTAAATCCATCGAGATATATCTCCATCATTAACTGGCGCAGTTTTGACATAGTAGTGAATCAATCTATAAATATAGTTCACTTGTCGCTCCAATGAGTAAAGTTTTAGAACCACTTTCCATTTCTATAATCTTCGTATCTCCACATCCGCCCATCAACATGGTCTTTAACTATATTATGTTGAACTTGAATAGTTCTTCTTTTATCTCCCCGCATTCCAGATCCTATTTGGGAATTCCTGGTTTGACATTGAAGTTGTAAAGATTTATCTTGCATATTTTTCCAGAGTCGTGCCCTCAGAGTTTTTATAGCAATATCTTTATTTTGATTTTGAGAACGTTCCGTTTCGCTTCTAACGGTTATTTTGGTGGGGATATGCGTAACCACAACGGCGGTTTCGGTTTTGTTACGATTTTGCCCGCCTTTTCCAGAACCACGACAAGTGGATATGTTAAGATCTCTTGAGTTGATGACTAATTCATTAACAGAAGGTTCTGGTAAAATAGCGACTGTAACAGTACTAGTGTGTATTCTGTCTCCACTAATATGTTGCCATCTATGACCTCCCGCTTCTTTACCGAAAATAGAAGAAGAGTTAGATCCATTTATTCGAAGAATTACAAATCCTGGCCTTAACTCAACAATATCGAACTCAAAGAGAGCCTCGCTTTGCTAATTTAGAGTAAATATCTGTTTGAACCAAGCATAGATCCTTGGCATCAGCGCCGCCTTCTCCTGCTCTTATTTCTATAATCATACTGTTAAATATAACACGGTTTAATAAAAATGTCAAGGACAAAATTGAGTAGTCTATAAACGAGTAAAATTTTTGCGCCAAACCGCCCATTCTTCCTCGGCAATAGCAGATACTCTCTGAACTATAGCCGTCTTATCACATTCATATAGCCCCGCACTTGAGAAGGAGTTTAATTCAAGCAACCAATATTTTCCATCATTATCTTCACAAACATCCATAACAAACACCGAATCGGGATAATATGGAACTTCGAGCATTTCCTTAACCAAATCTGTTGCTCCTTGGGGTGCAGAGGGAATACGGGTAATTTGACCCTGGTATTTATAAGTAGAATAGGCGATAATTTCTTTCTTGGATGTAACCACAAACCTCCATACCCCTCCGATATTCTTTGGGGTAGATACAATAATAAGTTGATGTATTCTGCCTATCTCGGATTCTACGAACCTGTCAAAATCAAGTAAATCCGTGAGACGGGCTTGAAATGGCTTCTGCCCACTATCTGGGCGAAGAAAAATCATGGCTTCTTTTCCGTAAAGACCGTAGAAAAAAAATTTTTGTCGTTGAAGTTCAGCTAAAGAAAGTATAGAATATCGGTCATTGAAAAGATATTTCCCAAAATAACTCATGTACTTAGTGCAAAGATAATTCTCCTGATGACAATAGGCAACAGGAAAACAATTACGTAATTTTCGAAGTGCCGTGTTTGTCATCTCAATAGAACCAAAGAAAAGAACTGGGGCATCCTCATTATATCCATCTAAATCTGAATACTTAAAATCTTTTTTGATTTCTTTAAGATCACCGCCTTCTTTTTTGATGGCTTTGACGAGATCCGTATAACTGGACTCGTGAGTAAAATTTTCGACAACCCAACGTGTTTTCATAACTTATAATACTATCACAAACCAGATGGCGAGTCAAGTACAAAAGAAGAACCCCGCCGGAGCGGGGTTCTTTTGAATTCGATTTCTAGGTAGATTATACCAAGTTTGTGTCGGAGACGTAGATCAATCCATAAAACTCGGGACGAACGATTTTCTTCGCATAACGAGTCATGACACCCCTTCGAGGCGTAAAGTTCACAGGATCATAGACCAACGGAGTCTGGATAAGCGGAATATATGGAGAATACACTGCGCCGGTTTCGAGGAAGTTATTTCCACGAAATCCCATAAGGATCAAGTTTTCCTGCATATAAGGATTCTTATATACCTGGAACCTTGATGCGAATGATCCAACCCGGCTCACGCCCATTGCGAACTTAGCCGAGTCACCATCAGTATTGACCACGAATCCTGGAATGGATTCCAAGATGGTAGCAACATCTGGTCCTACGACCATGAAATTAGCACCACCACGCAGCGTAAGCTGGTGAATTTTGTTGGATACTTTTTGAACCTTGTTACCAAGGGTCTGATACCAAGTTGCCTTGGTGTAATATCCACCCGCTCCTGCCGTAGTTTGATCAACCAGAGCATAAGAGTTTGCTCCAGTCTTGATGATTTCACGGTTAAGCTTGGCGCTCCAACGCTCCTTGTTAACATTAGGAGCATTGTTGATAAGCATATCAAGGATTTCAAGATCGATTTCCATTGATACGTACTCGGACAGCAAAGCAGTAAGTTCTGCTTCGGCGTCGACGCTATGATAAGCGTTCAAGTCTTGTGCCAATTCAGGCGTCCAGACAGCCTTGAGCTTACGAGTCTTGGCCACAATTGGCTCACTCTTGAGTTCAAGATTTACTTCTGGAATACCGATGTCCTTATGGAGACCAGTATCAGTTGCCGAAGAAGCTCCAAGATTATCCTCGAAGTCACCACGGGTCTGTGGAGTTGGCTGTACACTGTAGTTAACGGACATCGTAGCATTATCTTTGAGTCCTAATGCTTGAGCAGACGATGCACTAATTACGAATACCGCTTCCGAACCCATAGTATATCCATTAGAACCACCCGTGAAACGAGTAAATCCTGGATAGTAAGTTAAAATGCACCAAGGCGAGATTGGCATGAAACTACGAACAGCATTGAAATCTGGGGGAGATCCCCTATCTTTCGATGCAGAAGCATTCAAGGTCGTTGTAGTAACGGCGTATAAAGCGCCTGCTGCAAATGATGTAGAGATGGCGAAATTTACTGGATCATTTGCATTGCCAAGATCGAAGTTAATATCTGCAATAGATGCACTGGCAATTGTACAACTACAAGTTGTAACTTGATCATTAATCGTATATCCATAACGACCTGGGCCATAGAGACCACCCGCTGGGAAGTTGGTTGAACCGAGCTTCCATTGGTTGTAAGGATCAGTAATTACATCTCCGTTAGGAAGTGTTAAGCTTTGGCTTATACCACCGAACAATGATGAATAGTTAGTTGTTTGGTCGGCAGGAAATACATTGCTGGTAGTTCCGTACTTGAAATCCAGATAGAACACAAGTCCCGAAGGAAGGTTCATTGGCTGGACGGAGACGAACTCCTTAGCTGCAATTTCTGCGAACACACGGCGCACGAGTGGGAGTGCCACACCTGCCCATTGCTCAGAGTTGGTCTGAGTGCCGGTGACGGATGATTCCTCAATAAGTTGCTTCGCTTGGTTTTCAAGCAACACACTCATATTGGACTTTTCAATGTCGTTTTTGAGTCCTTCGAGCAAACCAGTCTTTTCCCATTTGTTAACGAGACCACGGGTCTCAGCCATGAGTCTGGCCTGCGGATTCAACGCATTTGTTAAAAGTTCTTTTACATTTTCCATAGATTGTTTTTCTTTAGGTTGTTTTTTTCTCGCTCAGTTATTTTTTCTGTGGTGCGCTACGAATGCCTGCGAGTTGTTTCATTCTAGTAGCGAACTTGCCTTCGGAGATAATCTCCTTTGGTTTGGTGCTTCCGACTGGCTTAGATGCGAGACCTTCGGTTATAGTCTGAACGTTTGCAGGCGAGGCTGCGGTAGCAGTCTTGCGCCTAACGTCAGTTCCACCGAAATTTAATGACTCTGCAATATTAGCATAGGTCAGTTTTACTTCACGAACTGATTTTGAGAGATCAAACATTTCAACGATTCGCATTTTTTGCTCGTTATTCATGTTATACTCTTTGAAAAGCTTATTGGTATACAAAAGCTTAGCATTGAGTAAGTTAATCTCATTAAGCTGTCCTTTAACATAAGAGACGGTTTCATAAGCTTCGTCTCTTTGTCTCCTAAGAGTTTCAATCTCTTCTAACATTCCACCTGGAGTTGAGAGATTGTCCTTAGTAGCATGTGGCCCCCTGTTTGGTCGAGGAGTAGAATCCGGATCATGTTCTTTAGTAGAATCTACTGATGGAACACCAGAACCCTTAATACCCTTGCCGCCACCAGCACTTCCACCTGTTTTTCCACCCATACTTGGCGTGGATAGGTTAGTCTTAGTAGCGTGTGGTCCTTCATTTGGACGTGATGCCGTAGTAGGATCACCTGGTCCTACCTTAGTACTATCCACAGATGGAACACCTTCTTGTTCTAGTCCACCCGATTCGATCTTAGATGAAGAACTTGAAGCAGCGGATGGCTTCTTATTATCAGTACCACCAGCTTTTCCTGCACCGATTCCAGACGAAGCGAGTTTAGTTGCTTCATCAAGTTTCTTGGCTTCTTCTTGTTCTTCTTCCTCTTCCTTACGTCCCTCTTCTTCCACTTCTTCCTTCAAACTCTCAAGGAGTTCGTCTAAATTTACTTCCTCATCCGCTTCCTCTTCACCAGATACTGGTGGGGTTTCAGATGGAGGCATTGCGCCAGGTTCTTTTCCTGTTGGAGGAATTTCTCCACCGACAGGCGGTACTGTTGGAGGAACTTCTCCACCGACAGGCGGCATGGCTGGCACTGCTCCCGGTACTGGAACTGCTGCTCCGCACTGTGGGCAAGTGCAAGGCGTTCCAACTGGAGGAACTGCCGCTGGAGGTACTACGGATGCTGCACCCGGTACTGGAGGAACTGTCGCCGGTGTTACCGGGGTTGCTGCCATTGGGGCTTCATCGCCTTCTGGTTTTTGAGGATTATCAGCAACTTCGGCTTCGAGTTCTTTGATAAGTTCATCGATCTCTTGTTCCGACACGTTTTCCTCTGCTGGATTCGCTCCTCCTTCTGGTGCGGGGTTGGCCTCGCCCATAGCTGCATCTTCTTTCAATTTCTCGGCAAACATCGCTTGGTACTTCTCAGAAAATGCCTCTTCGAGAGCGACCTTTGCATTAGCAAGTGCAGTTTGACGTACTGCTTTTGCGTCCGCTATTGCCTCTTTTAACAGGTTACTGCTATCCATATTGTTATTTCCTTATTTGGATTCTAAAGCTATTGAAGCTTCAATGAAGGTTACTAATATTCGGAACTTATTGGTAAGCCATAAAAGATTACGGCACTTCTACATTATAAATATCGTTAAAAAAAAGAAACGCTGAAAAAAGTTGCAGATATTTATCTTATGAGAATATTTAGTGTATGCCAGCAAATTCACCATTACAAGCTTATACCGCTCGTCGAGCAATGGATGTTAAGACAGGGAAGGCATCACCATCAGATGTAACTAGTGGGGCAGTATCTATGTCAAAAATGCCAATGAATAAGCTAAAACACTTCATGAAAATGAAGGAATGCATTACTATGGAACAAAAGAAAAAATTGCTCGTAGTTTTGAAAAATCTCAAAGAAAACAACCGAATAACCATTGGCAATGTTGGAGGAGAAACCGATATTGTAAATCCAGACAATTTCGTGACTGAGGATGAATTCACTGCTAAAGATGTTCCTACGAAAAATGTTATTGCAAAAACATTTGATACCAGGGGGGATTTTGATAATTATGTAAATCAGCGTCGTGGCATAGAGATGACTCCAAAAGAAAGACAATCAATTCAAAACATTCTCAGAGAAGTAGCACCAACACAAACCATTCCATCTACTCCATCAAATCAACCAGCGGTAGAACCAGGAGATAAAGATGATATTACAGTCGATGATTCAATACGTGTTACAAAAAGCACTACATTTATAGATGAGACCGAAGGAGCAAATATTCTTGCAGAATTTATCAAACATCTTGGATTGCAAAAATTAAAGCCAACACAACAAGATAAATTCTTTGTGAAATATGAGTTTACAGATGAGTTTGGTGTGAATACCACTACAATTATTAAAAAATTGAGAGAAGGGAATCAATTTTGCTGGACCGCATTTTCAAAGCATGAACGTGCCGAAGATGAAGGAAAGCCGGAAAGTGAGAAAAAATCAAGGGTGGGGGAAAAGAAGAGTTACCAGGCTTGGAAGATTTGAAATAAGACCTATGATTAGTTTAATAGAACTTTTACACAGCATATCAAAAGAAAGTAAGGAGGGACTCGTCAATGTAGATGATTGGCGCTGGCCCGATGTAGATCATCTATATAATATGGGATTTGAGTTCGGGGATGATTTTCATCTTGTCACCAATAAGGAACCCAGAATAACTGTCTATAAAAAGAAGGAAGTAGACGAAGCGTCCGGAGGAAAACGGGAATATTTCTATGTAGAAGAAAAAAATAGAGAAAAAAAACGATTCAAGGCTTTCAGCGAAGTTATAGATTACTTTGATACATATCCCCAGCCTGAACTGGATAAAAACATGTAACAATGATTTTTTAAACCATATTTATAAACATAGAAGAGGCACATGAACATGAGCAATTTACTAAACACCATGACATTAGCACACGCAGCGGTTATTCCGAGAACCACAAAATTTACCTTAAAGCGCATCGTTGAAGATCTTCCCAACATCCCATCAAAAGGATTTAATGAAGAAACCCCAAAGCTTTCTACTGAACAGAAGAGACGACTTCAAGAAATGGCCTCTATGTTCGAAAACTTTGGAGAATGTATAAAGAATGAAGAAGCCATTGTCAACTCTGCAAAAGGTCTCACCGAACTTTGTGAACTTGCTGAACAATATGCTATTAATGAATGTGGCGACTGGTTTCAACAGAAGATTGTGGAAAAAGACATGAAGGAACTCAAGAAGAGAGTTGGAGACTATAGCAAAATAGCTAAAGAAGCATACGCTCGCATGCAACAACTCGGAGTTGAATATCAAAATATCGGCCATGTTCTTGGACGATATTACAACCTGAAACCGAATATGGGAATGTCTACTCCAACGACTGCTCCGCAAACTGGAAAGCAACCACTGGAAAATATTAGTCCTATGGACGAGGAGATAAAAAAAAAGTAAATGAAGTTAGACTTCCTTCACCTACTCTCAGTCCAGAAGAAGTAAAACAAGCTATTGATCAATTTAGACAACTTCCTTCTAATCGCAGAAAGAATCTTGTAAAATTTTTGCGAGTTTCTTGTGCTTGGTGTGAAGATGAAATGGGAATTGCCGCTGTATCCACAAATCACGGAATTTGTCGGCGTCACGAAATAAAGCAACTTAAAGATGTCGGAATTGATATTGATAAAGTCCCGCAACGAGATCCTCCCATATTTGATCCCGATTTAAAAAATTTACCGCCAGAAGATTTGGAACTTGCTCAGAAAATTACTGCCATTCGAAGGATGAAAACC